TCTGGATCAGCGATGGTCTGCAATGCAACACCGGTTGATTCAGCGGCACCACGGGTTACCTCGGGAGCAAGAACAGCGGGGATGGCTTGGCCAACTTGCTCAGTTGCACGAGCCGCCTCTCCAGCGCGAGTAAGATCCGCAATCTGTGCAGCGCGAGCAGCAGAAGGGGCTGTGGCTTCAGCAAATGATTCAGTGGCGGCAGCAACCGATCTAGGAATTTGAGTGGCTTCTTTAGCAGCACCCGCAATCCCCATCGTCATCAGATTCATCGGGGAAAGAAGATCAGCAGCAACTTGGCCTGCTACTTCTCCTGCCGGACGAGTCACTGACTGCGGAATTGATCGAAGACCAGGAGTAACTATTCTCGCAATGTCAGCGGCTTTTGCACCTAGAGACGCTCCCAGTTCGCGTTTTTCAGGAGAAGCGGACAAGAGGGCCATGATACCTTCCTTGTCGATACGGGATGCGCCTTCGAGCATTCCCTGCTTTGGTTCTCCACCAGTGACTTGCTGGAGAACTCTTCCAGCGGTTGCGACATCTTGGGGGGTTGGACCACCAAACGCCAACGGAGCGACAAGACGAGCCAATGAAGGGGCCACAGACTTGGCCTGCTCGTACAAGCTAGGAGGAGCCTGGAGAACTGGTGCATCTGGATATTTCTGTTTGCCAGCAAAAGCGAAGGCCCGCTCGACATCTTCCTTTGTCGGGGGCCTGTCGCCTTCCAGCTCAAGAGTTACTCCAGTGGCATCCTGAGTGACTTCGTAGATAGGCATATTATTTCATTCTGACTTTAAACCCCGGAATATCAGTCGATTTCTCTTCTTCAGGCTTTTTAGTTGCTCCAGCGGGCGGAGGCGCACCGAATCCTTGTCCTTGATTTGAAAACAATTGTTGAAGAATCTTTTGTTGTTCAGCAATAGGAACTGGTTTCTTGAAACGAACAGTAGGTTGCATCTGACCAGTCAGAGAATCCGTTGAATATGTAACTTCATACGGGGGCTCTTCAGAAGGCTTCTGCTCAAGAAATTGCTTGAGCTGAGGAATCTTATTTGAAAGCTCAGATATCTGATCAGCAGTGCCTCCAACAGTTCCATATCCTGGAACATTGATTTGAGTGTACCCTGACTTTATTTTCTTGGCCTCATCTTTCTGTTCCTGTATGGCCTTCTCGTAAGCAGCCTGTTCCTCAAGAGATTCAATCGGCTCCAAGGCCGGTATAGGCATGGCCATTGATCCGCCAAGCTGGTACTCAGGACGAGCCTTAAGTTGGCCAACCAATGATGGACGTAGAGTTTCGCGCTTTTCACCGGCTTCTTTTGCCCGAGTTTCTGAAGCAGCTTTATCGCGGGCAGCGATTAATTTAATCTCGTCCTGAAGCCTCTGCTGCCGTTCAGCTTCCATTCGACTGCCCAACCTTTCTTCATTCAAAGACTTCAAGTTTTCTTCCATCAACGCCCGCTTCGCATAGTTCCGATTCCGGATGTCCTCGTTGGTCCCGGTGAACTCGCCGGCAATACCTCCGGTAAGCATGGAGAGCCCCTTCATGAAAGGGTTGATGCGCTGATTGGCCTGCCGCTCAAGCATAGCCCTGATGTCCTCGTTTTCTTCTCTGGTAGCCATAAGATATTATTTAGTAACCCTGCAACGACCGCATCGCACCCCGTCTCCTGAATCCGCTCATGGCGGCATTCATGATCTGATCGGGATCGTAGTTGATGTACCTGTACCTATCCTCTTGTTGTTGGGAGTTGGCCAGCAAGTCAGCGTAGAGCTTGGCGAAAGGATCGGCCTGACGATCGGGTAGAGGAACCTCCTTGGTTCCCTTGGTGGGTATGACAACTTCACGCCTTACGAGAGGAGTGACTGGCTCCCTAGTGGGAAGGGGGGTTCCGGTGTAGGTGCCAGTGCCGGTTCCGGTGCCGGTGCCGGGTCTAGCTCCGCCACCGGGAGGAGTTGTGGTCGTGCCACCGCCAGGAGGAGTAGTCGTGGTTCCACCACCGGGAGGGGTGGTTACAACAGGAGTAGTTACGTTTATTGGAGGGGTTTTTACAAAAGGTATCCACTTACCATTTTCCCAATCCCAAATATTACCCTCACCATCAGGATAAACATCTCCAACTTTTATTCCACCAGTTCCTGGAACAACCGTTCCTTCAGTTACACCTTCAGGAGTTACTATTAGTTTTCTGGGTGGATTACTACTCGCTATTGTCCAAGGCGAATCCTTAAACTCATCACCCGGTTTAACTTCTGGTTTTGGAACATAACCAGGGGTAACATCAGTGGTTCCACCAGGACCAGCCACACCAGGACCAGCCGTTACATTCCCTCCAGTGTTATCAAACCCACCTACGCTGGCGGTTGGCGGTTGAGCCGCTCCAACTGGTTGATATGCTCCAACTGGTGATGGCGTAAAAGGTGTTGAACCAACAGATGTATCTGTTGTTTTTGTTGATATAAACGGCAACTTTAGGTTTGGATTTTCCCTTAAATCAGGAACGCCTGGGTAGCCTGGAGCACTCGGTACTATAAAATCAACTTTTCTAGTTTCGCTGTTTATATAACTGATGTTTCCATCTGTATCGATACTTTGTCTGTAAGTAGGAGCGCCTCTTCCCGGGATTAAAATCGTTTTTCCGCGAGTAATAAATTCTTCAGGATGCGACGAAGGTGTTTGGCCTGCCGTAAGATCCTCAATCTGCTTTGGAGTCAGATAATCAACCCCAACGAATCCCCCTGCTTGGTGAGGTGGAACAAGACCTTTAACTCCATAGAAGTCCTCAGTCTTCGGATCCAGCGGGGTTCCGATTCCTGTTCTTATAAGCGCATCCTGCTCATCCGTATTCCCAATGTTGATTCGATCAACAGGTTGATCTCGTATGTTGTAATCGATGTTTCCAAAACCTACGTCTGAAGGAGCAGCCTGAAACTCAAAAGCTCCAGTTCTCCAGTTGTATGGAGCTTCTTGTCCATACGCATCAGTGCCATAAAAGTCTGTGTCCCCAATTCTAACACCTGCCATTCCTGGGACTAAATCTCCCATTTTTAATCCAGGGAATCCCGGGAACTCATCTACGGCATTGGCCTGATTTAGGTCTTGAGCCAGATTATCGATTGCGTCAGGCATATATCAGTTTTTGGGGATTACGCTGTTGATTCGAGCTATCATCCAGTTGGCCACAAGCTTCTTGACCTTGGGCTTGTCCTTGAGCCACTTCGCAAACTTCTCGGCGTTGCTGTCGTAGAAGCTCTTGAACCACTTGGGTCCAACGAGTTCCTTCCAGAAGTAGAACGCCTCCCACTGATCGGGGATACACTCACGAGCGACGAAGCATCCGCCAAGCCCGAAGCCCGCGTAGGATGATCCAAGGTTTCCGATCGCACCAGCATACCCTTGGAACTGGTTCATGAAGGAGTTGGCTTGATCGGACTTGTATTGATTCTCAGCGTTGGTCAGCGCAAAGCCAGTGCCCATCTTCATCAGGTCTCCAGGGCTAGATAGCTGCATTCCCTGAGTATACTGAGGAGTAATAAACGGAGAAGCACCCTGCTGAAGACCACCTAGCTGGGCAGCTTGGGATGATACGGGCTGGAGTCCTAGGGCGGACTGGACGTTGGCAATGTTCTGCTGGCGACCAGACAACATCTGCTGCTGAGAAGCCATCTGGCCTGCAAAGCTCTGTTGCGCCGCGGTGTTCCGCTGACCGGTGGCCGCAAGGATGTTCTGGAAGGCTTCTTGTGCGTTCCGATTGGCAGTATCGCTCGTGCTTTGACCGCTCTGAAGCAAGCCCATCGCAGCGTTCCAGCGTTGAGAGTTTGCGTTTCCAAGAGCATCTTGAATTGCGATCGACTCACGAAGAGCCGAAGGATTGCCAAGAACATTGCCAATGGAACTACCGCGAGCGCGAGCGGCCTGTTGGACCCGTCGCTCCATGCTTGGATCCAGAGTGCCAACCTGAGAAAGACCCTGTTGGATCTGACGTTCAAGCTCGCTACGAATCAACTGAGAAGCCCCTGTATCCTGTTGGGCACCGGGCATCCCAACCCTCTCGTAGGTAGGCGATTCTACCCGCGTATCCGGAGCGGCGGCATCCCCCTTAACATCGCTGAGGAACTGCTCATAGAGATCGAACTTCCGAGGATCAAGAGCCTCTAGCTCGTTTCGACGCTGTTGGGCAAACTGAGTTCCATACTGCTTTGCAAGGTCAAGCTGTTTGCCAGTAAGCTCAGGGGCAATTGCAGCAGCAGCCCTTGCAAATGTTTCAGCTATCTGAACATCACCAATTGGCTTGTAGCCAATGATATTACCAGCTTTATCTTTTTGAGCACCGCTAAAATCGTATTCCTTTCCGTCATAAGTAACGGATGTTCCAAGCCTAGCGGCTGCATCTAATGCCCTTAGCTTTGGATACGTTTCAGCTTGGGCTTCTACAGCCTCTCTGTTAGCGGCTGCTAAATTCGGTGCCTCATATCTATCTCCTCCCATAAGTAATCCTTTCGTTCATAATCAGTTTATAATACCTGTTAAAATCGTACAAACGGCAAGCTCCTTTATAAAAACCACCAAGCTTGGTTACGTTTTTAGAGCATAACCGCATCATTCCCATCCAAAGAGATTGAACCGCATACGGCTCGGTGCCAATGGCGATTTCAACCCAAGCAATATGACCATCCGGAAAGTTGTTGTTAATATCCTTGGATTCCTCAATTGAGTTTAGGAATCTAACGGCTCCAACACCAACGCACTTTCCTTCATCGTTGTTAACAATTCCAAACAGTTTCTTAGAACTAAAAATACAGATCCAATTAAGAATCTGATCCTCAGTCCATGACGAAAAAGCTGGCCAATGCTCTCGCAGTAGCTTGGCCGCTTCAATGTTTGTTGGATGTGCGGTCATTGCTGAGGACGCACAGAATCGACGAATCCGGAGAGAATAGTGGATTGCAGAGACAGGCGACCAGCGTCTGCGGTTACCTTGAATTGCAAAGTATTCCAGCGGCCTTGGCTTATCAGGTTGTAAGCCTTCAGGAACTTCTGGCTTGAGGTGATCGCCAGCGCGGAATCGAGCGTCACGAATGTGTCCGACATATCCTTGGCCAACGACACTGCGGCAGTCGTGGTGGCGGTAGTGTACGGGTTATCGAAGGCGAACTGAACGCTGTACCCAATCTTGTCAGGGATAGGTTCGTTGAGGTTGTAAGCCTTGGTGATCACCGTGGATTCGTAATTCGCACCGCCATCGGTGTATGCGGAGCTTGAGACCGGCGACAACCGGCTGTTCGGGAGGTAATCGTTGAATGACCAGACCTGGCCCGCTCCCGCTGACACCGAGATGATGTCGCCGGCAAACATGAGGACGGGTCCAAATGTTGAGAACGAGGTTGGGATGAAGTCGTTAACGATCCAGTTGTCCCAGTAACCAAGCCAAGAGCGGGCCAGTGAGTGGTAGACGATGACCGCGTTGTTCTCGTTGAGCGCACCTTCGAGTGCGATATCGACGCTGTTCTCGGTCAGGAGCGCGTACTCGCTTTCGATTCCGAGGATCGCTGGTTCCTCGGCAACGAACGGAACCGCCAACAGATAGCGGTTGTTCCAGAATACACCGTCGCAGAGATCGAGCTTGGTCTTGTCGATGCGACTGATGAGGTCGTTGATCGGGCTGGAGAGCGCGAGACCTACGCTAGTCTGGGTACCGGCTTGGATCTGCTGGAGAGATCGGATGCCGTCGCGAGAGAAGAAGAATACGTCAGGACCAACCGCGGTGATGGACCGGTGCGATGAGCAGCCGATATTGCCGCTGATGAGTGATATGGTCCAATCGGCAGCATCCTGCGTAGGATCGGCATTTACGCTCCAAATAGAGCGTTCCTTGAAGACGATGAGTTGATAGCCGAACCAAGAGTAGAGGCCCTTGATGGGATCGCCATCGCCACCGATCCGAAGAGACCCGAGAGGATCCCAGGATTCGCCATCGAGGATATCCGAGAAGTAGAGGGTATCGGGCTGGATGGATGGATCCGCGGAAACTGCGAACAACCGATTGGTATGGGTGGTTAGATAGATCGGTTGGGCAGGAGGCGTGAGCGATACAAAGGCTTTGGCGTGAGACGAGGCGGCAGGAGAAATAGTAATCGCTGGAGCGGTCGTATAGCCGCTGCCAGGATTGGTGATCGTTATGAATACGAGATTACCATCGTTAGCAACAACCGCAGTGGCCGTAGCCGTGATGCCGCTGGGAGGGGCTGCGACGGTTATCGTTGGAATGGAGCCGTGATTCGATCCCTGATTGATGACATCGATGCGGCTGATCTTGCCGGCTGTGGTGGAGCTGTCGAGGTTTGAGCTTGAGACGTATTTCAGCGTTCCGAGACCGTCTGAATAAAACAATTTGTCATTTAATTGAGCAAAATAGACGTAGGAAGCGGCAGCGTTGAGCGTTGATCCCGAAATCAGGTTGTAGGAAACGCCGGGTGACCCGTAGTAGAGGCTCTTGGTAGAGGTGCTAAGGTCATTAACAGCGATGACAAGGCGTTCGGAAGCGGCTGTATCGAAGTAGAAACCGGACAATACCGTCGCGTTGATTGGAAGGTTACTGCCAAAGTTGGAAGTCGTTGACTCCCAGTTGGTGATGACGTCTTCCCAGTTGGCGGTGATGCTGTTGCCTGCCAGTGAAACGGCTCCTAGACGGGTGACGAGATTGCCGAAGTCGTCATAATCCATGTTGATGGCCGATTCCATGCTGGTTGCAGGAATGCCATCGGGACGAGTGGCTGAAATTACGCCGGTCGAAAACCCAGTGCTTCCATCCAGAAGCATCTGGTCATCGAGAGCATCTGAGGATTGGAATGGCATGGCGGACTACAGGATGTCTTGGAACGTGTAATCGTACAAGCTATCTGGGATGATGCGGCTGATTTGCTGTTGTTGGCCGCGTTCCATGTCTTTCATGATGGAGACCTGAGCGGCTCCTTCTTGGAACTTGGCTTGGGCTTTACCGTACTGCCGAGAGTATTCGAGGAGATCGCCTTCAGTGTAGGCCATTAGAGCGTTCTCTACGCCTCGCAACTCAAAGTTGGTATCGTTGGAGATGGTTACCGCCTCACCGAACTGCCGCATCTGCGACTGTTTCTTGGCAAGGATGAACAGGGTGCCATCGGCATTGGGCGTGGGAACGAGCTTGATGCGCGGAACACCGGCCTCGCCATAAGCTCCACCGATCAATCGAGTCCAGTTAACAAAGTTGCCGGGGGTGGCTTTACGGCTATCGACGTTGTTCCAAGTGTTGGGATCGAGCTGGAAGAACGAGACCCATTCCGCGGCGGGCACTTCGATGCCATCGGTATCTCCGGTGACCGTGAAGCGAATGGCTACGGGGAAGTCGATGAAGGTATTGTAACCGGTCCCTGAAGCGTAGGCGGAGGCGACGTAATCCGAGAGGGTGATCATCTCATCGCCGGCGGTGACCGGATGAGAGATAATGCCGAGGGTATCGTTCCACAGGCAGGAATCCCAGATCATCGAGTAGCGGCGGATACAGAACTTCTTGGCCAACGCGATGGTGGCCGAGTCTGTGAACGACAGCTTGTCGCAAGCCGCTTGAGCCGCTTCGGAGGGTTTCATGCGAAGTATTCTTGCAAGATCATTGAGGAGCTGGTGCGGGCAAGGCTGTCAGCGTTAACTCCATTAGTAACATCTTGTAATGTTCTGTTTACCCATATTGATGGGAAATTCGTTGGACCAGTGGCGTACAAATGGATCTTGTAAGTAACAGCGGATGCGGATGCCGGTGAATCAAGAATCTGGATGAATTGACTAGTGAAAACACTTCCACTAGTAGATCCAGTGCTATTTAAAGGAGCAATGCCGTACAACAATGAACCTACGTTATTTGATCCAATTTCCGTTCCATTACGAGTTATTCTGAATGCTCCGTAGGATAAGATTCCGGAAACTCCAACGTTGATAGCTATAGTAACCAACACCGTTGAGGCTGTGGATCTAGGAGTAATCGATGTGGTAAGCACCGTTATCTCAGTTCCTGATCCAGCACTTGTGGCAACAAACGGACTTCCTCCAGCGGTGGAGTCTTGATAGAGAGTCTGTTTTACTTGAGGAGCAGTTGTCGCACTTATCCCCAACGAACTGGCGGGAACAACCTTAACCTTGCTAGAATCGTTTGCGTCAGTGATCAGCACCTTGTCGGCGGCAAGATCTATTGTAGCACTAAGTATATTTGGAACCGTGATCTGATCTGAAAGAATAACTACAAGATCTGCC